CCCTTAGTGACTACGCCTAAATTTTCTAAAGCAGAAGCCTGATTATTTAAGGCTTGTATTTGTGCGGCACTTGCTCCTGTGCCAACCTTCATAAGGCGGGTTAAACGATCCTGCTCGGCCTGCATTTCAGCAAAGGCTTTGACAGATGATTTGCCGAAGTTAAGAATTTGAGTAGTTGAAAAGGCAACGCCGAAGGCTCCAGCTAAATTTCTTATTGACCTAGTTAATTTAGCCGAAGCTGACTCGGCCTTCTTAAAGCCGCGTGTATCGGCTCTAGAGCCAATGGATATAGTCTCTCTAACTTCTGCCATTACGCTGCTCTTTCTGAAGTCGCTTGACGGACATTTGCCCTAAACTCTCTAAGTGCTGTGTCAATTGCCTTCATGGCAGCCCCTTCAGCTTTGCCTTGAGTACCAGCCCATGCGCGATAAATAAGGCGGCCTCGCCCCTTGAGGCTAGATACCAATGGTGGTAAATTGTTAATAAAAGTTTTTCCAGCAGTAGGGTTATTTGATTTGCTGTATTTATTGGATGAATAGCCAGCTTTAGGACCAACCCACGGCTGTCCATCAGGATTGGCTCTACCTGCACCTTCGTAAATTGCGCCTACTCGGCTTTTGTTTTCTATACGAGCCATAGAGCTAAAACCATTATCATTTATCTTGCTAGGTACTGTGCTGTATGTAATGCCAGACTTGATTGTAGATGCGCTGTAAGTTGGGAATCGGCCTTGATTGAACGAACGAGAAGCCCAACCAGACATGGGAGAGGTAGCAGGCACAAATCCTTTTGCTTGCGCTACTACTGGCCTTAAGATTCTAGTAAGTTCTTTTTTTAAGGACTTTTCTAAATCAGGAGTAAAGCGGCGCATAGCCTTGCGCAAATCAGCGTTTCCGCGTATTTCTATGCGCATCGCTTCGCTCCTTTGCCAAATCTTTAAGTACGTCCACATGAGCCTTAAAAGCCATTGGAGATAGTTCTACAATGCTTTGGAAAGGAACTCCATACTCGTAACTCAAGCGAGCTGCGAGATAGGTGACGGAGTTCCGATCTAGCCTAAAGGGTTGGACTCTAGGACCTCAACTGACTTGAGTGTCTCTAAGAACTGCTCCCCAAAGGGTTTGACTGTCTCACCCGAACGTCTAATTGCTTCCCAGCACAGCCAGTAAACGTCTGTCTGCTTCTGGTCCTCAATCAAGGACTTGTGAAAGCCCTTCTTGGCGTACTGCTCATAGGCATACTCTAGGAGAGGAGTTATTTCAAACTCCTGCACCTGTCCGTCAGCCCTTGTTACCTTGAGTTTTGCCATAGCCCTTTATCTCCTTTTACGGTGCGGTTGTTACTGCTACTGTACCAGATACGGTCCAAGTCACGCTTTGCATTCCAATTTCTGAGACGCTGCCCGAAATGTCTGTAAGATTGTTTACAAGACATGTCATGGTGTAAAGCGGGTTGGTAGCTGATACAACTGCATCTGTTTGCTTTGCTGTGACTGTTACGTTTGTGCCGTAAGCAGCCTGTAGTGTTGCAAGAGTCTCTCCAGCCGCTGTGTCGTTTAGGAAGTCAATAGTAATAGAGGAAGCCTCTAGACCCTTGACAAACTTATGTCCTGAATCGCCCATCGCTGTAACTTCTAGCTCATCGAAGGCGCGGTTGATTGTTACTGCTGTGACGTGGTCAGATAGGTCAACTGAATTGACTGTTAGAACTACGCCATTGTTTAGAAATACTGCCATTTCAGTTATTCCTCATCTTTCTTGGTAGTTGGTTTTGCTTCTGGTTTTGGAGCAACCTGTCCGATTTTCTCCAAGAACTTTTTTTGTTCATCGTGCCACTCTGACATGATTAACTCCATTCCGTAAGGGTGCTGACCTGCACGTTACAGGTTAGCAAGTCTCCAGTAGGCAAGTTCAACACGCTAGGCGCGCTGACAGTACCTACGTTAAAGACAATGCTCGATGCGTCTAGCAGCTGAAAGAGGCGCACAATGTCGTCCTCAATTCCAGCGAGGTTGCCCTGATTGTCCAATAATGGCACAAGGATAGAGATTTGAAAATTAGCCAAAGGCGCGATAGAAGTGCGCTCGTTATTGGTAGGGGTGATATATGGGTCGGCTGGAGAAATAATAAGGCTGTTAGCAATAGGGGTTGCAGGCGGGAAGCTAAAGACTGACCACTTAGTATTGTCGGTAAGTGCTGCCGCTATTGTAGATCGTAGGGTAGTTATCGCTGGCATTAGCCCACCATAGAGTTAGGGCTTAGGTAAGGCGCTAGTAAGCCACGAACGCGAGCCATGAGCTGATTAGACATGGTGTAAGGGCTAGGTGCAAAGCCGTCAATGCTTACGCCTTGGCCTGTAGGCGCTTGGCGCGCTTGCCAGATTGCCACGCTAATCATAAGGCTGGCCTCTTGGATGGCAGCTATCTCTGTATAGTCTGTGTAAGTGTCTGCCGCTACTGTGCCATAAGGGTTAATTGGGTGACGTGGCTTGTCTGTTAAATGACTTGTTGTAAATGAAATACTGTAGTTATCGACAGCCGTGATTGTTTTATTGCCGTTATAGTGAGCGCCACAACCTGACACGTTTATTGTCTGACCTACATAAAATACGTCTTTTACAGGATTATTAAAAAATAAAGTGCCTACTGTGCCTTTATTGGCGTGGGCTATTGCTGGAGTCGTGTTAGTCCATAGAAAAGGCAACATAACGTCATCACTAGCATCGCAAACGGACTGCAAGACAGCATCAGTATAAAGAGTACCGATGCCTAATGCTGTGCGTAATTCCGCGACTGTCGTGATTGACATTGTTATCCTTTCTAAAGACTAGGGGAGCTGCAAGGGCTCTGGCAGCCCCCCTAGCGACTTAGGGTGTTGCTTATGTGAAGTTGAACCAGTTTGCGCCAGCCGCTAACTTAGTGGCAAGGGCTCCCTGACCGAATAGTAGAATATCTACAGTTCCGTCAGAGTTGATATTGGTGCGAAGTTGCTGACGTGCGCTCTCATACCATGTGTATGCTTCTGGATTGATAACAGCCATTGAGTAATCAGCTGTGCCGACTCCACCAGAACCTTGCATGTAGCGAGAAACGCGAAGATCAAGACCTGCTACTGTGCCACGTAGGCTAGTAGGAGATAACGCTCCGCCAGCGTTCTGTGGGTTTGCAGCAATGTAAATTGGGCGTCCACCATCATTGTAGGACATGATATTTGCCCATTGTTCTGGTGTGACTACAAGGTTACGAGCAAAGCCAAGAGATGCTGAATAAACAGCTGCGGCTGCGCTTGCTACGTAGCCAAGAAGTCCTGCTGAATCATTAGCACGTGCTGTTGCGTTAAGTGTACCTGCGCCTTGGATGGCTGTAGTTACATGCTCCTCTGTGTCTTTTGCATAAGCAAATTCCATCTGAACTAGAAGCTCGTCAAGGAAGGCAGGTGTTGAGTTTGTTAGCAATTCAAGAGTAGTAATTGCGCGACCCTTAAATGACTTCTTTGTGACTGTAATGTATGATGCTTCGAGTTGTGACTCTGTAACTGCACCATTCTCATCAATCTGATCAACCAGAGGAACCTCTGAAATCTTAGGAAGCTCGAAGGTCTTTCCAAATTCTGGCATCGAGCCGCGAGAAATTGAATCAATCAATGGGCGGTCAGCGTTAGAAAGGAAGTTAAGTAGCTGTGTGCTTTGTGGTGTTGGGATAAATCCTGCACCTGTTGTCTGATCGTTGTCAGCAGCACGAAGCCATTGACGTGAATCGTCATCACCAAAGAGGTTAGCCTTTAGTGTGTTCTCCAAGTAATTGCGCTTTGTAACTTCAATTCTTGGGCTGGTGTACATCATTGCCTGAACAGTAGGGCGAGCAGCTTCCACAGCCGCAGCTTCTACTGGTGTTGCTTCGACTGCTGGAGTGGTTTCTTCCACGGTGGCTGTCTCGCTTTCTGTAGTTGGAGTTTCAGCAGGGATAACTTCCTCCGCTGCGATCTCTAGAACTTCGGCAGACTTAAAGGCCGCTTCTGTTACTAGAGAAACTTCTTTTAACTTAGCCGCTGTAACGACTGTGTGGCCATCGCGTGATGGCTTAGATGAGATAATCTCTGCGCCAATAGACAAGCCTGTAACAAGTCCTTCTTGAGCCATAATTAACGCATCGTTTCCTGCTGTGCTCTTGCTTAAACGAAATACAGCGTAAAGGCCGCCTTCTTTTGTTTCTGCTGAAATCATGCGTCCTACTGGCTTCTTCATGTCGTGCATTGACAGAAGACGAATTTTAGACACGTCTGCAATCTCGATAGAACCAGCTGCAAAGGTGTAAGCGCCTAGATTGGTGTTGCCTATTTCGCCTGTACCCATCGGTACAATTTTGCCGCTTATCTCGCGCTTTTCTTCATTGCACTCAATAGAGGCTGCCTCAATGTACAAGGTTTCCATTATATTGACTCACTTCCGTTAGGGGTTAAATCTTCCATTGCCATAGCCTGTTCAGTTGTAATTAAGCCAAGAGATAACATCTTCTCTAGCACTAGTAAACGATCCATAGGCTCAACACGAAGGAATGAGGAATCCAAATCAAACCTTACAAAGTGTCCAGCCGTAGAAATGTCGTCCATACTCAAACGAGTCTCGATTGCCGAAATGTACGGCTGGAACGCTAGTGCTACCAATTGCTTGCGCTCGTCAAGAATGTTGGCATAAGTCATGGAGGTGTTCTGGTCTGCCGATACATAGTAGGCAGGTACTCCGCATAGTCTTGCAATTTCAGTAGCAAGGTTCTGGATGCTTTCTGCGTACAACATGTCTTTAGGTGAGAACTGGACTGGCTGAAACTCTAGAGTCGAGGTCAAATAGGCCGTACTGTTATTTTGGCGGCTGCGCTTCCAAGCTGCAAGTAATCCTGAAACTTCTGCTGGTGGTAAATCTGCGCCTGTGTTCTTTAAGATACCAGAGGCCATTGGAGTAGATGCAGATATAGCAGCTGACTTATTGACGTCAATCGCGGCCTGAATAGTGCGAGCGCCAGCGTTAAGGATGCCCTCGTTAAATGCTTGGAATGTTACAAGTGATCCTAAACCTGACATTGGCCGAGGTGAGCCATCAACATAATACTGGGTTACATAAACGTTGTTTACATCTAGGTCGAAAGTGACGCGAGTATTAGACACCCACTCAAATGCAGAGCCTCGATTGTCTTCCTGATAGACCTCGACAATTTCTAGAAAAGCCTGACCATACATCAAGAGGCTGTCCACCAACCAGCTTAGGGTAACAAACTGTGGCTGTGACTTAGATAGCTGTGAAACCCATCGAGGTGCAGGGATTTCTTCACCTGTGGACTTCTTCTTATACTCCAGAGGAATTGTGCCTACTGTGCAAAGTAGATCGCGGCAGCGCTTGAGAGCTGGAACGCTCATAGCATCGCGGCGAGAGATAACAGGAAAAGTAAAGCTGTAAATCGAGCTAAGATTATCGCCCATAATATGCGGCGCGGCTTGTGCCTCTAAGATTTGCGGCTTACGCGAAAAGAAACCCATAGTGGCCCATTGTACACTACATGTAGGTCATTCTGTGTATATAGCCGCTACCTGTTGTGGTTTAGATAGTAGATGCACAACCATCGCTGTAGCAATAGCACCTGACACGTCGCCAGCACTCTTGCGTTTGACAATACGCCAAGCCGAGTCGTTTGTCTTAGCTGCGCAGTTGTTCATCTGCTGCACCCAGTTCTCTTGCCCCGAATGTACGACCCTATGGTTTACCAATCCATCGAGCAAATCTCCACACGCCTGATAGAAGGCCGCTCCTGATACGTCTTGGGTCATGCACCCAGCATTGGTAAGGCGGTCTGCAATAGTCTGGGCTGTGTACTTGTCGTAGCAGATTTGGCGAGGCCGATACTGGTCAGCCCACGCCTTTATATCGACTGCAATCTTTAGATCATCTACAGAGACTTGGCTTTCCCACGTTTGGAGTATTCCAATTCCAATGCGACCATCCGAGAGTATTTGACCAGCAACGAGGCTTGCATTCCTGCGAGATGGACTGACATCGAAAGCAAAGACTGTGTAACCCCCCAGCGGTATGGTAAGTGATGAATCACTCGTCTCCTCAAGAACCCCGTGAGGCCATGGAGAAGCCAAAGAATCAATCCATTGACATAATAATTCAGTCCTAGTATTTTCAATAGGGCTAGTAGCCACAGCTTCTTCAAGGGCTTCCTCCGTGATCGTGTAGCCGAGTGCTGGGTTCGCTTGAGCCCATCCTGCTCGGTCTGTAATTTTACAATATTGGGGAGCCGAATACTCATAATACCCAAAGGTATTAGGCGGGTTCTCTAGCGCCCTTTCTCTCATGCCATTTAAGACTACCGAGAAAGCGTCTCCTGCATTAGAGGTAAGAAGCGTCTGAGAATTTGGACGCGCTCTAGTTGTAGGAACTGCCGCTCTAAATCCTTCTTCGTTAATCTCTCGAAGCTCGTCGATAAAGAGGAAGTCTGCTGTTCTTCCGCGAGAGCCATCTCTAGTTGCCGCAACAACATCAAGCCGTCTTCCGTCCACCATTTCAATAGATTCAGTTCCGTTGGCGTACCTGATCTGTTTAACGAATCCCTTGAGATGGTCATTACTCTCCAATACTTGAGCGACTTGTCTAAATGTGTCCAGAGCCATGCTTCGATTAGAGGACATGATGAGGACGTTCTTACTATCCCACTTAATTAGGTGGGCAAGTATAAGCATACGAGCTAAATGGGTCTTGCCGTTCTGTCTAGCTATGAGCAGCAGGTTGGTCTTGCGAATCCAGTTGCCTTTCTTGTCCACGGCCAACATATCTTTGAGAACATACTCCTGCCAAGGCAGTAAGGGCATGCCGATAATCTCGCAAAGGTCTTTTACGTCTTGGAGTTTTGTAGCACCTTTAAGAATTGTGCTACAGAGCCTCGGCTTGGTTGCCCCTCGTAGCACTTTGGTACCTTTGGTAACCATCGGGTTAGTTACCGACTGGTCTGGCTGTAAAT